TAAGTCCGACCAAAAAGGGAGGCAACAGATCTCAAAGACGTTCAAAGTCTAAGGGAAAGAAAAAAGCATTTATCAAAACTTATGCTTCATTAATCAGTCAGACTAAAAATGCAACAGTAGGTAGTCTTATACAACTGATTACAGGGCAAAAAGTAGAGGCCGATCTAAGTTATCAATCAAGGACAAGATGGTCATTGGAGGATATGCAGAGTTATATCACTTCATTAATAATTGGCATGGCGCCATCGAAGTTTATATTTGCTGCAACAACAGCGTGTTTAGAGGCATCAGACAACAAAAAGGACAAGGCATATTATCAATCGTGGGTTGATAGAATTGTAAAATATTTGAACATTGATTCTAACAACAGAATTAATGCGATCAGAAGATTCATTAACAATGAGTTTGGTATTCAATCAGGCATTTACTTAGTTAATGGTCAATCCATTACAGTTGAAGAGGGAGTCAATGACTCTTACGCCAAACTTGATGATGTTATCAAAATGACATTACTAAATTCAAAGGTAACATTAGAAGTTATATTGAGTGCTACTCGCAAACAATTATCTGAACAGTTCATCAGAATGAATCAGGGAATCAGCTTAAATGGCCCTGAGAAACGCAATGCTGTTCTATCGCCTTTCTCAGAAGAGATTAGAGATTTAACAACCGATCACATGAATCTCTTATGTCCACAATATGTTAGTGAGAAGGAGGCGGGAAGAAGAAAGGCTGATGATTTCCTTGCTGGTTTATGTTTACTATACCAGTATGGACATGAGTACAAGATCACTGAAAAAACTCTTTGGTCTGCTTATGATGAGAAATCAACTATCAATGAGACTATATTCACTTTCTGTGATTTCTTTGATAAGTTTGCAAAGGCAATTAAACCTTACGTTGGTATTATACCAAACAAAAATTCCATTATTGATATGGTTTGCATTATCAAACACATGGAAGATCAAGGAAGATTCTTACAGGACAAAGAAGGATTCTTTACTGAATTCAGTAGAGTTCATGCTTTACTTCTTAAAGATACTAAGTTTTTCAAAGTAAGTGAAAACAAACTTGTTCAGTACAAAGAGTTGTTGAGATCAAGAGAAGGCAAGTACAATGCTATTCGCCGTATCTTACTTGAAGGTGGTGGAGAGTATCAGTTGGGAGATAAGAAATCAACCACAGAGGCATACTATCCTACAGATACGACAGTTAAGTTTGACTATGAACAGTTTTTCAGTGTACCAAGAGATACAAAGAGAACATTCACAAAGGAGGAGAAGTTAGTTGCCGCATGGGAACAGGACTTCACAACACCAGAGGGTAAGGATATTGAGTTTGATGACCTTCTTAATCCTGATAAGATTCAAGGTGGACATACTGTGCCATGGGCAGACGGCGGTTCTACTACACAGGATAACTTGCAGTTACAGACAAAGGAGGACAACTTAAAGTTAGGTAAGAATCCAATACCAAGTTCAGATGAATGATATAGAAGTTTACGATAACTTCCTACCAGAAGAGGTATTTACGCCCATTAAAGAGTATATCTTTAGTGGGCAAATGCCATGGTATTATATGCCTAACTCAGTAAATGATGATGACAAGTGCCCACAATTCTCACACGCCTTGTATGTTGATTGTGAACCAATATCTGATGTTTATAATAGAATCAAACCAATATTTGCTACACTTAACCCGATAGGAATACACAGAGTTAAGTTCAATGCAACGCCAAGAACTGCAACAATTAAAGAGAAACCTTTACACTATGATGTGACAGGCCCAGAGGATTCTAGTGGTAACTATAATGATATACCAAACTTTGATATATGTGTGTTGTATATGAATGACAACAACGGATATACATATTTTGAGGACGGGCAAAAAGTAGAGTCAAAAGAGAATAGAGCAGTGTTGTTTCCTAGTAATTTGCCTCACGCTGGTACGTCATGTACAGACACAGACTTAAGAGTGGTTCTCAACATAGACTATTGTAAGTGGAATTAAATGGATTTATTTCCTACGTTATTAGAGGAGTATGATCTCACAGGGGCGCCTGGAGTTGATGAGTTCAGAGATCATATAATGAAAGGTATTGATGACAATATGCACAGAGGACACTCTCTGGCGGTCAATGGCGTGAGTTCTCATGGTGGTTTCGACCCACTGGGCGACCCTGCTGCACAAAATATAGTCAAGGCATTTCAAGAGTGTGTCAATCATTATTCGGATAAGATGGGCAACTGGCCATGTGTGATTAGTGGTGGTTGGTATAATGTTTTGCCAAAAGGTGGATTTACAGAGAGACACAGGCATGAGTCAAGTGTGATTAGTGGTGCATACTATGTAAAACTGCCTGAAGGTACTGGTAAGTTTTATGTTGTATCGCCCTTACAACAATATATGATGTGTATGCACTTTATCAAGGACAGCATATATGGTGATTATTTCTATGATGTGCCTATAAAAGAGAATCACCTGTATCTATTTCCGTCATGGTTAGAACATGGAAGTAGAATTAACAACACAGAGGGAGATAGGATAACAGTTAGTTTTAATACGTCAGGTATAGCAAAAGAGTTTTTACAGTAATGGAAGTTGTAAATATATTACCTACGCCAGTTGCCATTATACCTTGCCCCTTTCATATCAAAGTTAAGGAAACTATATTGAGTGAGATAGAGGAACAAAATGAAAACTCTCTCACATATAATGTAAATTCAAAAGGTTTAAAACATATCGGACATTATTCAGTATTACAAGATGATGAGAAATATGGTAGATTTACGAATTGGATTGAACAACAGGCAGAGTATTATGCCAAGGAAGTGAAAGGCGACTATATTCCTGAGACAGTACAAGTAACAGACAGTTGGTATAATATGTCTGATGATGGAGGCAAACAGTATTTTCATCATCATTGCAATTCTTATATTTCAGGCATATATTATGTGAATTTTGATAGAGAAAAAGGACACGTTCCGACTTCATTCACAAATGACAGTAAGATTTATATGCCCCACGCTCCAGTATTTGATATATTTAAAAATAAATTGACACAACATAATCAAGATAATCTAGTGTTTGCCAAGGAAGGCGAGTTATTGTTGTTTCCCTCTCAAATTGCTCATGGATATGAGGACAACAAGGGCGATGGTAGGATAACTCTCTCTATGAACATAATGCCTACAGTTGTGAGTAGTGGTGACTATGGGTGGCGATGTGTCAATCTCACGCCACAAGAGAGATTAGATGCCTTTATAATTTCTAAAGAATTTGACGCTTGACATTGGCGTGACATGGTTGTATATTATTAATAGGGAAACAAATGTTACGGCATTTTGTTTCTCGCACCTACATTTTATCGTTATGGCACTTTGGACAGCAAAAGTTATACTCAATAACAGACTCTTTTCAACAGAGTTTGAGAGTATATCGCCTTTTGGTTCTGATGCTAAAACAGAAGCAATGGGTAGATTTGGAACTAACAACGTACAGTTATTTCCAAAGTCCAATGCGTTGAGAGGTAGAGTGTGACGTTGGTATATGTGTCACACATCAAGTTGCCTTAACGATAAAATGTAGTAGAATAAAGAATGTAAGAGAGAGGGTTTGTGTTTGTTCCTCTGCTCTTACATCTTTTTTTTATATTATGGAGCACAATGACAACACTAATGGAATCAGAAAACAAACTTAAGATATTACAATGGACAGAGAAACTCTGCCGTGCCCTTGAACAACAATACAGAGATCAATCTTTGAGAACTGTTATTCATACTCAAGCAGTCACAGGAACAGACCCATATCTACAAGAGAGGGTAAGAAAAATTGAAAATGAAGAAGATGAGAGGATTAGTTTCTTTATTGAGAAAGGTAGAAAATACTATAAAGTTTGTATGAAAACTAGACAAGTCAATCGTCAGTTTGGTGATGACATAAGTGTTCATGCTTTTGTTGATAAGAATACAGGCGAAGTATATAAACCAGCAGGGTGGAAGGCGCCTGCTAAACACGTTAGATTTGATATGCGTGATGACATAGACAGAGCAAGACTCTATAGTATATGTGATTGGGCGGGCGGTTATCTCTACTTGAGATAATATACACCATTCTAAATAATTAAAAAGAATTAATTATGGGTTACGATTCATTAACATCTGACACAGAGGCACTAACTAAAGTCAAGTTGGGTCAAGTTGACAGATTAAAGAAACAACTACAAGCAGCAATGAAAACCATTGGCAATCTTGATGAGAGACTAACTTCTCTTGAGTCAATGGTTTATGCTTCTCTACTCAAGCAACAAGATGACATTAAGGCACTTGTTATTGAGATAAACACTATCAAAGGAAAATCAGAGGAGGACAAAGCATCAAGTAAATTTGATATGGACGCCATGCCTGCTGAGTATGGCGGTGCTGGTGCGCCTCCAGTTGGGTAGTTGCCAACCATCATATAATATGTAATACTAAGATTGAACACAAAACTTTTTTTTATGGAAGATGAAATGATTGATCTCTATGAGATCGGAGAATCCACAGACAATGAGTGGATTACTGAAATTGAAGGCGTTGAAGAAGTATTCGACCCAGAAACACAAAAACTATTAGCACAGTTCTAAAACTGTCACAATGCTCCTAGATTCTAGGGGCATTTTTTATTATAATATGGTTATTGACACAAACACTATGGAATTGAGAGATCATCAAAAAGACATTATACAGTTGATGACAACACAGACCAAAGGCAAGATTCTTGTGCCTACTGGTGGCGGTAAGACAATGTGTATGATACAAGATGCTAAGTGGCGTTTTACAATACCTGTGCCACAGACCATAGTTGTTGTTGCTCCTAGAATACTATTGGCAAATCAATTATGTTCAGAGTTCCTTGAGCATATTGATAATGTAGAAGTGCTTCATGTACATAGTGGAGACACACACCATTTCAAGACCACTAAACCTAAAACTATGGAAAGGTGGTATCACAAAACTGTCAAGAACATATTGATCTTTACAACATATCATTCACTTCACAGAATACAGGAAGCACAGGACATTGAGGTGGACACAATATATTGTGATGAGTCACATAATGCTGTACAAAAGAACTTCTTACCCGCTGTCAAACATTTCTCAAAGTATGCCACTCGCAAGTATTTCTTTACTGCTACACCAAAAGAGAACAGAAATCCTAAACTTGGCATGAATAATACTAAAGTATTTGGTAATGTGATTGCTCAAGTGCCTGCTCCAGAGTTGATTGCTAAAGGTTATATCATACCGCCTAAAGTCAAGGCAGTAAAATACCCTATAGATCATTATGGTAGTCAGGAAGAAATTGATAAGACAGTTATTCTTGATGCTCTCAAGAATGAGGAGCACATGGACAAAGTATTGGTCACTGCCAAGTCAACTACCAACATTGCTAGACTTGTCAATGGTACAAACTTTCAGGCATTATGCCATGATATGAAATACAATGTATTGCACATCACATCAAAGTTTGGTGCTGTCATCAATGGTAAGAAGGTGTCTAGAGAGACATTTTTCAACTTGATGAACAAGTGGGGTGCTGACCCTACCAAGAAGTTTGTTATGTTTCATCACTCTATATTATCAGAGGGCATGAATGTATCAGGACTCACTGCTGCAATATTGATGAGGAATCTTGATCTCATCACTATGGCACAGACTATTGGTAGAGTGATACGCCTTGATAAGAATGATGCTGCTAGACTAAAGACAGGCGAACTAAAACCACAGGGCGAGGGTTTCAACAAACCATTTGGCAAGATGTTTGTGCCAGTGTATAGTAATGTTGGTATCAGTACAGAGAAAAGGTTACAGAGTGTTGTTGACACTATATTCACAAAAGGAGAGGCACAGGTCTCTATCACAAACGTAAAACACTAGATAGTAAAACCGAGGCAACTATGGAAGAAAACAGAATGGAGGCAATTCGCCATTTATCGCTAGGTAAAATGGAAGAACAATATGCCAAAAGAATGGAGGAATTAGTCTCTGATATGCAACTTGAAACTGCTGAAGCATTATTGGAAGAAATGACATACACAGGAAGTGAGGAGTACGATTGTGACTTATTTCTTGATGACTTAACTGATTGGTTAGATAATCCATTTCCAGGCACAGACCTACGTTTTTATGACAAAGATGACTAAAGAAGAGAGACAAACTCAAAAGGATATTGAAAAGTTAATCTATCCAGACCACTTAAAGTTTTTAAAGAAACTAAAGGCAGCATTAAAACGTGATCCCCACGGCATCAAACCTAAGAGAAAAACTAGGAAGAACTATAAAAAGAAATGAATGAAAGTTTGTTATTATTTGGCATAGGAATTAATAAGTTTAAAGTAACAAATTGGCAAGATAAGAAATCAAAGTTGCTAGAACTAATAGATTTTGATGGCACTACAGTTCAGAGTTGTGAATCAGATTATTTTAAATATCAGGCGAGAGCGCCTTATATTGACAGTTTCGCAACAATTCTTGCTGAAGATTTAGATAACCTAGTAAATACATTCACAGAAGAACTGCAAGAGCGTTATAGAGGAGAGTGCCCAGTTCAAAACATAGAAACATGGGAACTATGGGCACAGAGATATAAACTAGGGCAATATCATGGTGCTCATAATCATGGTAGTATGAAAATATCATGTGTATTATATGTTGACTATGATAAGAATGAACATAGACCAACAAAGTTTTATGCTCCCTTTACAAATCCATATATGGGTGTAATAGAAACAATATCGCCTCCAGTTGAAGAAGGCAACATTATTGCTTTTCCCTCTACTCTATTACATGAGTGCCCGCCATGTGAGTCATCAATGCCTAGAACAGTATTTTCTTTTAATATACCATTAAGGTGACAATTATATAAGTGGCACACATGGGGTTGTATTGTTGCCATGATGTACTATTATATAAATGTGAGAGGCAAGAGTGAGCGACCCCAGTGGAAAATGCTCTT